TGGTACACACAGGGGAAACAATGCTCCCATACGATGCACAGGGTATCACTCCTAAAGGATTGAAGTGTGTAATCGAGATGAAGTTTAGAGATAAGTACTATGAAACTAAAATACTAGAAGTTGGTAAGTATAACAATCTTATGAAGATGGACAGCGACATACAGAAGTTTTACTTTGTAAATGACCCTAAAGGAAACTATATGTTTTGGCTAAATGACTTAAAGGATTTAAAGCCTGAAGAACTATATTGTCCTAAAACTACAATGTGGGAAACGAGCAAAAGAAAAAAAAGTGTATATTTGTTACAAGAGAAACAAGCTATAATAACAAACATATATGAATAATAAAGATTTTATTGCTATGAGTTGGGAGCAGCGCATAGACTATTTTAGGGGTGTAGGGGTAAGAACTACATATAATATTGCTATGGATGAGAACCATCCGCTTTATATGGATGCAAACGATTATCTAGACGAAAAGAATGAATAAGAAAAGAGCAAGTCAATCCGCAAGGATACAAGAACTAGAGCAGCACGTAGTAAAGCTGTATATGATATTAGAACAATTAGTAAATAATATAAAAGATGCCGATACCGACACCAAAGAAGAACGAGGAAAGAAATGATTTCATACACAGATGTATGGTAGACCCTGTAATGATTAAGGAGTTTAAGAACACAGACCAACGATTAGCAATATGCTCAAAGGTTTATCGAGATGGTACTATATGAACAGAGAACTTTTAAAACTTAAATTTCAGGGAGATTTTACAGCAGCTTCACACATTATACAGAAGTGGTTAGAAAAAAGCCCTGACAACAAAGAACTGAAGCACGTTACAGAGTATTTAACAAACTCCTACATCTATGCGACAGCTTGTGAGATGCAAATAAAAGAAGCTAACGCAATTATAAACAGATTAAGAGAAAAAAGAGACAAAGCAAAAGAACTAGCAGACGATTACAAAGAACTATACGAGAAACTACAAGAGAAAACATTATAACAAACAGAGAAATTATGATTACATTACTAAACGGAGAAAAGTGGGATAGACAAGAGTTGCTATCTAAAATGGATGATGATAGCTTTTACTATGGGCATTTAGGCAAACACGCATTAAGCAGTAGTAGTATTAAGTTATTGCAGTCTAGCCCTAAAAAGTATCATTACGTTACAAAATACGGTCAAGCATCAAGTCAGGCATTAAGAGATGGGTGGTTATTCCACACAAGTATATTAGAGCCTGATGTATTTAACTCACAGATATTTGTAGATGTGCAGTCAAAGAACACCAAGAAATATAAAGAAGCATTAGCAGAACACGGTAAGGTGTTTACTATGAAAGAGAAGTCTGATGCAGAAAGGTTAGCTGATGCGTTTCTAAAAAACGAACAAGCATTAAGATATATTACTGATTGTGAATTTGAAGTGCCTGCTGTTGGTACTATTGATATGATGCCATTTAGAGGCAAAGCAGATGTATTAGGTAAAAGTGGGATAGTAGATTTAAAGACTACAACTGACATACGAGCCTTCCCTTATTCAGCTAAAAAATACGGTTATGACATACAAGTATATATCTACTGCCAATTATTCAACATACCTTATACAGAGTTTACATTTATAGCTTTAGACAAGGGTACGCTTGACATAGCGATATACGACGTATCAGAGGACTTTTACTTGGAAGGAGAACGCAAGACACTAGAAGCCATAGATAGATACAGGATGTTCTTTATAGAAGATGCAGACCTAGACAGTTACACATTAAGAGGCACACTATGAAACGATTTATAAGTGATATGGAAACCATACAACTAGCAATAAAGTTAGGAGATTATGAAGATGCTTTAGAAATGCTACAAGAGGTTAAAGAAGAAATGATTATATTAGATGCATTGAATTATGAATAAAGAACAACTAGCATACGAGAAAGGATACAGAGTAACTAAAGATGGTCAATTGTTAAATCCTAAAGGTAAAAAAATAAACGGATGTGTAAATAACAGAGGCTATAAACATTTAAGTTTTAAAATAAACAAAAAACACAACAATCTATTAATCCATAGATTACAAGCGTATCAAAAATATGAAAATAAACTATTTAAAGATGGTATTGTAGTTAGGCATTTAAACGGAAACCGTTTAGATAATTCTTGGAATAATATAGCAATAGGGACACAAAAAGATAACTATATGGATATACCTAAAGAAATACGTACAAGAATGGCTATATCAGCAGGAAAAGCAGCTATAAAATATCCTAAAGAGTTTGTATTAAAATTAAGAAAAGAATATAAAGAAATTAAAAACTACTCTGAACTAGGTAGAAAATATAATATAACAACGTGTACTATATGGGCGTTAATAAATCAACGCAAAGTATTTAAAGATGCGTAAGACCACACTAATAAAGAGTTATGCCTACTTTAAAGGCGAACTACAAAGAGCATACGAAAACACAAACGAGAAACTAATAAACTATTATACAGATGAAATACAAAAACTTCTTACTAAATACTACACAAAGAAACAGGGAGAACATACAGCACCTAAAAACTTTGATTGAGAAGCAAACAGGAAAAGACATAACAAAGAACACTAGACAAATAGAGTACATATACGCTAGAAAGATATACTACAAGATACTTACTCTAACTACTAAAATGAGTTACAAGTCTTTAGGAGATACACTAGGACAGACACACGCAACAGTAATACACGCACTAAACAACTTTGAATGGGATTACAACCATAACCCTGCCTTTAAAGAGGCTTACGATAAGGTTTATAATATGTACACTAAAAAGGGTTCTGTTGTTACTGTTGAGACGCTGACATACGAAAATAGAGTACTCCAAGAAACAATAACCCAACTTAAACAGCAGATAGAAGAACTAGGAAACGAAATAAAAGAAACACGCAGAAACAATATAAGACCAAGAAACCAACAGACAAAGGTATACGAAGCGTCAGAAACAGTAATACTATGAAAATAAACCACACAAAAATATTAGCTTGGATAGTAATAGGAATTATAACAATAACTATATGGAGCAGCATATATAATTTAGTCTTTTAAAAAAGTAAACTAATTACGTTATACTAATATGTATAATACTGAAGAAATAAAACAACAGGCTATTGATGCTATCAAAGAAAATAACCTTTTATTTATAGGAGATATAATGGCATATGTACCCTACTCCAAGCAAACTTTTTACACACATAAATTAGACGAAGTAGACGAGATAAAAAGCCTACTACAAAAAAACAGGTCTGATATGAAAGTTAATATGCGTAAGAAGTGGTACGAAAGTGATAACGCAACATTACAAATAGGGCTAATGAAGCTGATTAGTGATGACGATGAAGCACATAGGCTAAATGGTACAAAGCGAGAAATAAAGCACGATACAAAGCAAAAGAGTTTTAAGGTAGAAGTGATTGACCACAATACAAGTAAATAAAGTATATAACCACCTAACCAACTCTAATAAAAAGATAACATTAGAAGTAGGTGGAACTAGGAGCGGTAAGACATACAATGTACTGCTATGGATTATCTTACACTACTGCCAACACAACGAGAACAAAACAATTACTATTTGTCGTAAGACGTTTCCTGCTGTACGTGCTACTGTAATGCGAGACTTCCTAGAGATACTTAAACGTATGGACTTATACGATGAGCAGAACCACAACAAGTCAAACCACGAGTATAAGCTAGATAGCAACCTTATAGAGTTTATTAGTTTAGACCAACCACAGAAAGTAAGAGGGCGTAAAAGGGATTTACTATTTGCTAATGAGATGAACGAACTAACGTTTGAAGATTGGCAGCAGTTGGTGTTTAGAACCACAGACAAGATAGTAGGAGACTTAAACCCTTCTGATGAGTACCATTGGATATGGGATAAGCTAGAGCAAAGAGAAGACGTAGAGATATACAACACTACTTATTTAGACAATCCATTTCTAGATGAAAGCATAAGAAGCGAGATAGAACTACTAAAAGAAACAGATGAAACCTATTGGAGAATATATGGGCTTGGTCAAAGAGCAATATCTAAAGCAACTATATTCAAGTACACAGAAATAGATAGCATACCTGATGATGCGCAGCTTGTGGCTTATGGTATGGACTTTGGATTTAATGACCCTACTACATTTATAGCGACATACAAGAAAGACCATAACCTATACTTTAAAGAACTTCTATATAGAAATAAGATGACAACAGAGGACATACACCAATATCTAAAAGGAGTTGAGGTATTAGGTATGACTTATGCTGATAGTGCAAGACCTGAAATAATAGAACAATTAAGAAGATACGGACACAAGGTAATGAAGTCCTACAAGGGTGCTAACTCTGTACTAGCAGGGATAGACCTACTTAAAAGGTATAAACTCCACGTAACAAAGGATAGCGAGAATATGATAAAAGAGTTTAGAAGCTACAAGTGGAAAGAAGATAGAGCAGGTAGGATAACTAACGTACCTGAAGATTTATACAACCACACACTTGATGCAGCTAGGTACTCCTGCTACTCTATATTAAGTAAGCCTAACTTTGGTAAGTACTACATACATTAGTTTTATAAACATTTGGTTAATTAAAATATAGTTTATATATTAGCACTATAATTAAAAACAAACATTATGAGAACATACATAAAAACAAAAACAAATAGTTTTGGAAAAATTTA